GGCATATTCTCAAACGGCGCTCCATCCTCTCTAGCTAATGGAGGACGACCAACTGCTCTAGGTCCAAGTTCCTGTTGTACCTCTTCAGTTTCGGAGAAGGCTCTCGGAAGATCATACAAACGAATTATCTCATCTCTAATTTTCCAAGGCTCAACCCCTAACTGTGTAAGAACTGGAACTAACTGTAACAACTGTTGTCTCCTTACACCTTCTGCAATTGGTGTTGAAGCCTGATCCAACGCAACGTACTTGAACTTACCTTCTAACTTATCAGGTGTAACTATAGTCGGTACACCTTCTAATACTATAGTTTCCTTCTGTCCTTCATCAGCGATAAGGGACACAATCCTAACATATTTGTATGCTACTTGTTCAATCATTTGATCACGCTCTCTAGCCAATCGTCCAATCTCACTAGCAGTATACTGTGCCAAAGCTGCTACTTCTGTAGCTGATGCCTTAGTCGTTTCACCTCTACTAAAGGGAGCCATAACACTTCCCTTAGCTAAGTCCTGATCTATCTGTTGTAGATATAAAGAATGGTTTGAAGATATAGGGACAGACGGAACGACACTAATCACACCGGCAAGAGATTCGGCATCAACAGGAATCATTGCTCCGTCTATCCCAGCAGTTATCTTCGCTAACGCTTCTTCGTCAATTGCTCCTTCTCGTACTAGGAACTGTCTTGTATCTCTGCGAACAGCGTTTGCCCAGAAACTACGGAGAATATTTTTCTCATATACTTGATCATATATTCTCTTCATAGCACTGATTCCATCCATTGGTTGATCAGGAACCCTGCTATAGTATAATGGTATAATAGGACTGATAAGCGTACCATCATTCGCTTCCAGTGGGATATCGTCTTCGCTTAGTATCCCTTCTCCATTCTTCCAGTTCGGTGTCCAGAAATATAACTTACCATTGATGAAGTCATATATCTCTATAATCTTACAGTATAAGAACTGATTAGGCAATGCTGTTTCTTCAGCACCTCTATAAGGATCCCTTCCTCTGTTCTCATTCTTCTTGAAATAATCTTCTTTCTTGACAGGATTCCATTTCTTCCTACCAAATCTTTCATTCATTGCTGCTACGGTTTCAAAATAGATATGACCAACATATCTCATTTCTTCCCACACGTTAGCATCTCTATCTACTATAACTTCCCAAGGACTACAAGCCTTTACACCTACACGATCCAAGATGTTCTCAGCATCTCTAGGATACAGCTTGATGAAAGCATTAGGATATATCAAAGCCAGTCTACTGGCCAGTTCCATCTGATCCTTCTGATTATATAGGAATCTATTAGAAACTTCCTTGACTAATTTTTTATTTCCCTTTCCTTGTACATCCCCTCCAACTTCAATTGCTGGAGACTTAGAAAATAAACTAGCAATGTATCCTTCTATATAAGCATAAGCATCTGATGTCTCAACCCTTAGCTGTGCTGCTTCATCAAACGCTCCACGTTCCTTATAGAATTCCGTCATATACGCAGCTTTATACTTACGCATATCAGACTGCTTCTCTTCCCACACCGCATCGTGTTGGGACAGTACAGTCCTAATGAAATTTACTTTCTCTTGATTTGTTATCTCTGCCATATGTGTTCCTTATATATTATCTAATTTGTAAAATTAGTATCTTTTTTCTTTCATACCAGCCGCATCGTTTAGAATTCTTTCTACCCTTCTTGACTTTATCCAGTCAGGAAGAAACGCCGACTTGTTTAGATATACCTGCTTCAGACACTGACAAGCTAATGCCAATGCTATAACAGTATCACCGTGATGATCCATACTATCAGGTACCTTAGGAGCCAATCCCCTTTCACACATCTGATAAGATCTAATTTCTGTATAAGTAATTGAATCTAAATTAGTAATGACACCCTCATTCAGTAGTGCCTTCAATTCCTCAAACATTGTTATTTTACTTTTCGTTGTTGTAATCCAATCCTTATCCTTAGCGGACTTCCATAAATTGTAATAACCTAAATGTCTTAGCTCATTCAATACAGGTAGTCCCCAATTGTTCTCTTCTACTAGAACCTTCGCATCACTGTATTTAGTTGCCATATAGACAATCTTCTCAGCTAAAGCAACTGGGGTGGTAGTGTTACTACGGAACATCGCTACAGGTTGATAACTTTGCTTATCCATAACAGTTATGACACTATAATCACCACCTCTACCAGATGCCACGTCTACCCCAATAGCATACGACATATTCGGATCTGGATCTTCAAAATAATATTCCTTATTATTCTCAGCCTCTATGTTCAGCACCTCCACAAACCTGAGGTCATCATCACAGAAATAAGCATTCCCACTTTGGGCAAACGCTTCTTCTACTGTAATAGGATATTCTCTTTGAAATTTATTAGCACCCATACGATGTATCATACAGGCTCTCCAATACATCTGATGCTGATCTAAACTATGTAACCTTTGATAAGGGATATCATCACATACCCATCCTGTAGGGTATTCATCTCTATAAGATTCGTGATTCTTCCAAGGAAAAAATACATATTCCCAATCACCTTCACCCCTCTTAGCTTTGATAATCTCAGTATGTAACGCATCACCATAATGATTAGCTGTAGATTCTATAATCAATTGATTACCATTCAAAGCACCAATAGCCGTAGCCTTCAATTCTTCAGGATGTGGAGCAAAAGCATATTCAGAAATATGTAGAAAATTACAAGTAAAACTTCTCAGCCCTCCCTTTCCTTCAGCAGACACCGCCATAATCTTAGCACCTGTATCAGCAAAAATCATCTCAGTAGTATTCTCAGTAGACATATCCCTACGTAACATCTTCGGCAATGTATTGTAGAACATTTTATATATTCCTAAAATATGTTTAGCTGAGGATAACTTGTGACTGAGGATAACAATTGTTATAGGTTCCTTAGCCGTATACCACTTATAGAAAAGATATGCCGAACAAAACGTAGTACTACCGATCTGTCTAGGCTTCAGGAATAACGTATCCTTCCCAGTCTCTAGAGCCTCATACATCAACATCTGTTCGTCTGTAGGCTGTAAGTTACACAGCTTTCCTTTTTTATCAACAATCTTCAATCTACTGATAAATAGGAGAGGATCCGACAATACCTTTTCTAAAGCAGAATTCATACACTTTCCATTAGTAAATTGAAAGGTAAAAAATTAGAGAAAAATATTTGGCCACCATTATCATATAGATAAAAATCTATATGATAAGATATACCCTTATTACTATTACTAATATAAATATTATTATTATTATAGGGGGTGGAGGACAAACTATCTATACTATAAATCATTCTTATTCTTCTCTCTCTCTATCTCTATATAAATCAAATCACTTCTCATTATTATTACCTTTCAAACTATCAACAAAGCCATCACAATATTCCTTCACCTTCCCCTTATCTATATCAATATCTATATAATCATTATCATATCTTATCTTACATTTCACCGATACATCCGACTTACTATACTGATTCTTCTTCTTATCCTTTACTACCTTCACCTCTATATCTAATTCACCTAATATAAATCTAAACATATTATTCCTCTCTTGCTTATACACAACCCCAATTCGTGAAACGAATTGGGGTTTATCTTCATCTCTACTTTATTACTGTCAACCAATCTTTCATATCATATTCTTCCTGTTCCAACTGCTTATCCATATTCTTATCTTCTCTCCTCCTCTTCAACATCTCCATCTGACTTAGCGTACTGAGAATATTACTAAATGTTTGTCTTCCTATCTTACAATTTCTAGACACATTGAATTCTCTCATCGCATCATCCACCAGATCCCACAGTACTGTCTCTATATCTCTATCCTTTATCGCCTTATACGTGCTCTTCTTCATCTTTATTTCCTATTATTATTATACACACAATTATACTTTTGTATAATTTTATTTTCCTTTTATTTAGCTACTGCGTTTATCTCTTCTGTTACAACCCCATTTGATTTCATCAAATGGGGTTTACTATTATCACCCATAAATAATTCCTTGAATACCTCAGCATTACCGCAAATCTCCCCAACCTTCTTCAAACTTCCTTTGTAAATCTGCCAACACCTTTGTCTCGTATAACCCATCTCTTCCCCTATTTCGCTGAACGACTTACCGAGCCATACAAAACTATAAACAATTTTATTTTCCTTTTCCGTCAGCATCTGCTCTAACCAGTCTACTAGCGAGAACTGGGGAGGAAAGGGAATAACATTAGAATTTTGTTTATCTATCCTATCTATCATCTCATCCTCCGCATTATACGATCCACATAATTTATCCAATCTCCACGTATCACAACCTACGTAACGCCAATCATCCTTGAACTTCTTTTTATTCCTAAACACTTCATCATTATCCTTATCCTTATTCATAACCTATAGTCTCCTTTACATTATTATACCATAACCATACCAATTGTAAAATACAACACAACATAACTGATACATAATAACTAGTAACTATAATTTATTTATTCCCTATAATAAGACATTTTGTAAAATACCATTACTATTATTATACTACGCACTTACCAATTTGTACAATAATACTTATGCTTCACCAACATCTGGTACTACATAAATTTTATTTTTATTAGTATCATCCTTCATCTCCTTCCAATCAATGTCACCTGATAATCCTTTGACATTACTAATCCCTACCTTCTCAAACGCATTCACTAAAGCTGAATCAACATCCAATCCTTCACCATCAATCTTGATAAAGAATCTGAATACCTTCTTCTTTTCCGTCGTACTTTCCATCCTTGATCTCCTTCCATAATTCTTTTATTTCTGTACCATACGCAGTCTCATAAAAAATCTTCTGATTCCTAGCACTAATACCAATCTCCATCTTAGCTATTATCTCAGCCACATTGAAGATCAACGAAACTAATTCTACATTCTTACGTCTAACCTTATTCCAATTTATCTCTCTCAACAATTTTATTTTTATTCTTCTCCACGCTAATTCATCTACGCTCAAACAATCCTTATACATTACAATCTCCTCTTTTTATTTATCGCAATTCTTTTCTTTACTTGCCGCCATTTTCATAACACCTTCATACTTTACATCTAAGACACTTTACATCTTTACCCTTATGAATACACATAAAGTAAAATAGAATAGCCAGAACATACCATCCTGACCATCTATCATACCATCCTAGTATCTATTCATCCTCCTCTTTTATTATCCCTGTAGTATACCATTCCTTTGGCAATGCTTCTATCATCGCAAGTACTACACCTTCTGGATCCTGACCCCATACTATCTCACATAATTCTTCTTCTAATAATTTCATTACCATCTCATTACTATGATCATCCCAACTTATTCCTCCTATGTCCCAAATCGTATCAACATCCACCTGAGCCATACAACTATTCTTCAATCTCTTCTTCATTATTCTCTGTACCAATTTATTCTTATTCATCTTATGCTCCCATCAATCCTAATTCATAACACTGATCCATACTGAGATACCATTTATTATTATGATTCTCTATCTCTATTACCTCAGCCTGATAACTAAACATTCCATTATCTTCTAACTTCAATCCTATCATTTCATCTTCTCCTAAATTATTCTTAGCCGTACACATTCCATTCTTTATTCCTATCTCAATGTACTTCCATCTCGGTATCTCACCAAAGAACCTATTCCAATTACTAACATTTATTTCTCCATCCTCCTCGTATCCATTCCTATACCTACCACAGAAATCACAATTCGGTTCCCAATACAATAGCTCCACATCTAAATCATCCTCACCAAATTCATAGATCGCATTAGCCACATTAGTATTCGGACCCCAAGCTGTAGCATACTTCATCTTCAACTGATAACCACTATAGCTTTCTATCTCTATGTTATCCCAACATACCTCCCACTTAGTACCCCAAGCTGAAGATCTATCCATACAATTACTATCTTTATTTATCGGCACGAATCCTTGATTCATTCCATCTTTCTTTATTATCTCTATAATCTGCTTGATCTTATTCTCATCTCCACAAATTATCATTTCATTCATACATTCATTTGGCATTTTATTTCTCCTTATTATTACCACGATCTCTCAACCGTTATTATTATTATACCCATTATCTTTACATTTGTATAATTATTATTTACTTTTATTCACATTCACATTGAGCTTCATTACATACCTGACATACATTATCTGGGTGCCATTCATTATCACATCCATACCATTCATACTTCGCTAATCCATACAACCAAAAATCTGAAACATCATTATACCATTCTCCATTATACATAATCCTCCATCCTCTCCAGCTACCTACCTTAGCCTGAAGCTTCACATAGTATTCATCCTCTAGTATTCCTAGAAACTGAAGATCTTTATCTAAGAAACTTATTACTTCTAATTTCTTTTCCTTCTGATCTCTCCAATCTCCTAACAATTTCACATCACCAATTATTACTTCATCCATTACAGCCGACATTATTATTCTCCAATAAATAAATAACCCCCCATTTCTGGGGGGCTACTACATCCTCTATCCTTTATACACCTCTAATACTTTCTCATCTCTTCCCATTACCATTCCTCTATACTTCTTATCCCATCCATTATCTTCAATAACTTCTAAAATTTCTACTTCCCAACACTTCTTATTCCATCCATAATTTACATCATCAACATCATCAATCACAACATCTTCCATTACATCAATCATACAACCAACATAACTTCCATCTATCATCTCAACATCATCTTCAATTCCACTATAAATAAAATCTACTACCATTCTCTCTTTCCAATTTTTATTATTCATTTTTATCTCCTATAAAAAATAATAAATACCAACCAACCAACCTCAAAATAATAATTTATTTATTATCCTTACATCTATAACTATACTACATCTTTACTAAATGTTAATTTTTTTTTTACTTTTATTTATTTTATTTTTATACACCTAACTTCATCCTATCTTCTAAATCCAATCCATCCTCTCCATCACTAATCAATAAACATCTATTCCTAATTTCATTCTTACTAACACTAACAATTCCTCCATCAACAATACACATCATCCTTCTCAAATTCTCTTTCCTCTCCTCTAATAATAAAAAACTTTTTCCCTTACTAATCCTTCCTCTATTATTCTTTCCTCTAAAATAACTTACACCATCTTCTCTCAATACCAAACACATCATCCCTTTCAATTCATTCCATACTATCTCTTCTTCTATCTTATTTTTTTCACTATAAAAATAATCCTTCTCTTCTCTTACCTTTCTCAACTTTTCTTTTATCATCAACAATTCTTCATCATTCAATAATTCATCATACCTTCTCTTATGCTCCTTCTCCAATTTCCTCTCCTCACTTTTCTTACTAACCTCTTTCATCCTCATCTCTTCTTTCCTCACACTATCCTCCTTACTAAATAACTTCCAACTTTTATCTCTAATAATTCTCTTCTCTTTCTTCAAATAACCCATTTCTAATTTCTCCTTTATCACAAATTATTTTATTTCAAATCATCAACAACTTCATTATCATCAACAACCTATTACTATTATACCCCAACCTTTCCTTTTGTAAAATTTATTATTACAAATTATTTCAAATAATAACCTATCTCCATTTCCTTCTCAAAATCTAATCTCCTCTTCTCAAACACCAATTCTCTAATCCATTCTCTCATCATACTATCACCATAAATTTCCTCAGGATCTCTCTCTCTAATTCTCAAAATAGCCTGAGCTTTTATTATTCCTTCAATCACCTCATCTCTCTCAAACCAACCTCCAACAACATCATCATTATCTTCAAAACTATCACCATAAATTCCATTCTCTCCATAAAAATCTAAACAATAATCTATCATCTCTTCTCTAATCAAACCAACCTTCTCAATCATCTCTTCTCTCATTTCAATTTCTCCTAAATTTTATTATGATCATCAATAACCATAATCTAATTATACCTATCCTTTTACTTATGTACAATTTATTATTACAAATAATAAAATAAATTTTATCAATTTGAATCTGACTGTATAATTACTATTATAGAAACTATAACCTACTGAGAGATAATTTACAGGAATCTATCAAACTAATTTCCAATAGTAACTTCAGCCTCTTGTCACTAACCTCAGTTCATTCAACCTATTATCCTTCGGAACTTTCAGTCTCTCAAACTGTACTTAGTTTATCTAACCTCAGTTCTTGTCAGATCTTTATTTTCCCAATCTTTATTGGTCATCTGCTTTACAACCAACCTACATTATTACTAACTGCTTTAGCCAGAAAATTGTAAAGATATTTTTTATTTTTTTTCTATTGTTATATTTAGTTGTACAAATTCATTTTACATATTATACTATTATAGAGGATTCATCATATCAGTTATCCTGAATATAACGATCTTATTCTCAAGGACCTTATTCTCCTTTGGTCCGAATTCTCTGGCCCTCTTCTGGTTTTAGGCATTTCCAGTTGAGGGTCTTTTTTTATTTATTTTCCTTTACAATTGTCCTTTTACTTTTGTCAAGACTACTTACTATGTATAACAAATAATAACAAAATAAATAAAATAATTTTACAAAACCTATTACTAATGTAATATATATATATGAACATAAACAAACAGGAGAAAATCAAATGCCTAAAGATCTTACCTGTTCAGACTTCAAACCTGAACATATCAATTACTTACTGGTCTACAACAATGGAATCGCATCATACTTTCACGCACTGCTCAACAGCACACAGCAAATCAAAAAAGCTGAATACCTCAGATCTACAGTCCGTGTCTGGAATCCAGCCGAACAACTTGGAAATTCTTTCCTATCTACTTCAGCCGCATTCTTTACTGAACAGACCAAACAGCTTCATAAGTTCAATGACCTTGATCTTATTGAATTCAAAAAAATATCTATCAAGATATTCCACGACTGGTATTGCTACAAACTTAGGAAGCAATCCAAACGGTATAAAAAACATATACAATATAAACTAAAAGATTTTACAAATAGTTATGAACACAGTACAATATATAATATGGAGGAACTAATGGACAACAAAACTATTTACTACTTGGTATCAGACTTTATTGAATACCACGCAACGGAACGTGAACGTTTCATTTACAGAACTATGATCGGACTAGACGACATCGTATACGATAACGACTACAAGTATGTTCTCAATTACCCCGGCAAGACTGTCACTAGACAGACCTTCCATTCACATAAGAGGAATCTTATACACAAATTCAAGGGCCTAACCTTGAAAGCAGCTACACCTACCTTAGTAGCTATCAACGCATAAACATCATAGGAGATATAAAAAATGCAAAACTTTACAACAGACCTAGTCAAAGCCAAATGGACCGAAGCAGCCTTAGCAGCCTATATGGAAATCTACCAAGATTGTTTCGTACAGAAAATGGACTACCGTATATTCCCATACGATCTAACCGTCGTCACACCTAAACATCAGAAACTAAAGTATTCTCAGAAATGGAACATTGAATGTAAAGCTTTAGACTGGCACCAATCTGGTTACACCGATGCTGTCTTAGAAATCTGGAAAGATACTGCTATGACTATTCGTCCCGACTGGTTTCAATACAACGATGACATTGATATGATCGTCTTCATCAATATGAAAACATATACTGCTCACTGGTATTCCGCTAAAAAACTAAAAGATAAATTTATCAAATTAGAAAAGAACGGATTACAACCACACTGCGCACACTACGGTGCTTCTAATAGAAACGCCTGTCCCGGTCACATATACAAAGTACCATACAAATCTAAAGATTACGGTTGGTGCTGGGAATGTCCATTAGATGATATGCTATTCTATACTGCTCATCTCTGTGTACCTGAAGTCAAAAAGATTCCATCACTAAAAAACATCTGGGACAAACTAACTAAGTTCCACTTCAGTCGTCTCAAGTCAGAACATCCTGAAACATATAAAGATATACACGAAGAAATGAAAACTAAAATTCTAAAGTTAGCTTCTTAGTCTTCGTCTTTATCAACAACTTTTTCTAGTATCTCAAACGCCAGCCCTAGTAGATCTTCTATTAGTTCGCTGGCTTCTTCTTTACTATAACCACCTTTCCTAAACTTCCAAACCTTCCATAACAATTTCAACAAATCATCTGCTACTGAAATACTTATATCTTCTGTCTTGCCCATAATCTTTTTCCTTCCTATTTGTTTTCTTCTTATTCTATCGCTCTCGTAAAATCCCATTCAGTTTTCCTTAGACTTACAACTATGCTCTACCAATTTCTCTATATAGCTTAGCCTTACATCAATCTGTCCAACTGCCGTCTTGAATAATTCTCTATCAGCATCTGAAGCTTCTAGTACTTTCATAATAGTTTCTTTCTGAAAAGCCATAAACCTATTTAGAAAATAAACTGCTACAGCTAATCCACCTGCTGGTCCAGCAATGAGCATTACAATTTCTTCTACACCCATATTATTCTCTCCACGTTATATAAGTCTCTGCCTGATTACAAGTACCTTGATCAATCAAACAATGAATATAAACCTGCCTGTCTATTACTTCACTGAATCCATTACCACCAAATATAAAATCTAAATCAACAGCAGCACACACATATCCCAATGTAGCTGTACCAATTCCTTTAGTTATATCTGCTTCTGTATCTGGTATCAACGGCTTATCACCTGCCGCATCAGCACTAATCCTAAACGTTAGTTTCGGTGTCGCACTTGTACCATTCAATGTATTCAATCTAATTGCTATAGCACCTAAGTGTCCAACAAATTGATCACCAAAAATACTTGGTTGATTCAACTTCACTGTGTGAAAGTTAGCAGCATTGTACGCTGTACCTACCGCTTTATTACCTGTCGCCTTATCAAGGTCGCAATGTATAAATGTTCCAATCTTAGCCATCTTCTTCTTCTCCGTATGTTATGAGGGAATCCCATTTAGTTTGATGAGCTTATATCTCATCTTCAATTTTATTTCTTTACCTGCCGCAACAGTCTCATTAGTAGTCCTAGCACCTGCCATAACTACCAACGATAAGTTCTGATTATCCGATACAGTATGATTCATATTTCTAGATCCACTACCAATCTGATCTCCATCCGTTTTCAAACAATTGTAATTAGCTGCTCCATATCTATTAGCCGCTGCCTGTATACTTGTCACACATCTATCCATCGCTGTATTCTGTGACGTAGTCTGAGCAGCAGCACACCAAGCACCACCTCCATACTGTACCGTTCCAGCACTTGTCGTATAAAACACAGTACCAAACGGTCTACAAGTATTTAGTGTAGCGTGTGCTGGATCATCACTAATTCCAAATGCTATACATAAATCTTCATTCTTACTGGCGGACGGTGGTTCTCTAAACCATTCAAATATAATAATAAAATCATCATCGCTCTGCATCTGATAACCATCAGGCATCTGTAATAACTTATGCCATCTGTCTCCATCAAATGTAGTTCCACCAACTGGACATCTACTTTCATCAGAGGCTGTAATCTCTTTGAACGTAAACGTAGTTAGTTTATCCGCACCTGTTACTGATATACCACTTACCGTAGTATCATCATCTACTTTAGTCCAGCCTGTAGCTAGATCAATATAATCCCAAGTAGCATCACCAGCACCAGATCCAATTGTCTGATTCCACGCTGTTGCTCCACCACCTGTACTTGTTGGTCTTCCTTGTCTACCCGGAAAACAATTCGCTATACCCATTCTTCTGCTCCTTCATAAGTATCTATATATAGATAAAATGTAAAATTACCTTTCTGCTTCTTCTTGTCTTTCTAATTCGTCTTGTCTCTGCCTTGCTCTAACCTTCTTTATATTTTCCCTTTGCTTAGGACTGAGATAATCTAATCCATCAATATCACTATCATCTATAGTTTCTTCTGTCTCAGGATATCTACCACCCGTCTTAGGTTCTAATTCTTTTAGTCTCTTATTTATTTCTTTCAGCACCATAATCCTTTGTGATTGAATTGGAATTGTACCTACCCTTCTTATTATACCTGTAGTTCCAAATGGAGATCCTTCTCCTTCCTCTCCAAAGTTCTTACCCATTAGACCTGTATCACTAATCATATGTGTCAATGGTATTGTATCACCACCCATTACATTCGGTACAGTCATAAACGGTCCAATTACATTCTTGAAATATAAATACTTTTTCATTCCCTCCGGACTGAGATGATATGTATACCCATCGTAATGTACATCACCTGCTACTGCTTGCTTAGGCTCTGGTCTTTCACCTACCCAAGTATCCCAGAACCATTCATACAATCCTGATTCATCTACTAAATATATATCTACTGGATCAATATACTTCTTCTTCCATTCAATTCTACTTTTCTGCCCCAATAACATTTTCAATTCTGGATTGAATAAATCTCTTATAGGCTGAAGACTTGTCATAAAATTCGGTGCGTGTATTATCTCTGCTGCTGTTACCATACCATCTAATATAGGCACAGGTGGCATCACAGTATAATGACTTGTCTTATCTACACCTTCAGTATATTTTAGAATTGGTCTACTAAATAGAAACTGATGTTTATAGAAATCTAATTCTGCTGGACTTGGATCATCCTTATCTTTCAATAATAGATACGGAGCCTGACTAGTTCTAAATACATTCGCAAACCTTTTAGGATTACTAACCAACAATCCCAATGTCGTAGCCATATTCAATTTGAAAAAAGCATAGAACATAAACAATCTACTTGATGCCCATTTCTCTGTCTGGCTCAATGAACCATAATCATACAGTGCGTGTTTACCTCTGCTCAATGCTATGAACGGATCTTCTCCTCTCTTTAGTCCATCAATTACTTGTGTCAATCTAAAATACTGATCTTCAAATTCTGTCATATCAGTTAGGAATCTTCCCCACTTATTCTGACCTCTAGCCCAAGGTTTATACTTAGCAACCATATCAGCAGCAACCCCAGTTACTATACTACCCATATGACTAGCACCAGCGATCTCACCTATAGGAAGGCCTCCCTTAGCCATTCCTAACGTTCCTATTCCTGCCCCTACTGTTTCACTAATGCTTGGCTTTGGAATGGCTCCTAGCCACCCTCTCGTCCCTTCTTTGACAAAGTCTGAATACTTCTTAGTAAACCTAGTATCATCCAATACATTTTGATACTGAGCCGAATTGATAATGATAGCAGTCTGAGATCTCAATCCACCTTTAGCTATTGCCAATTCCCATATGTCTCTGTATGTATAAGGTCTTCCTAACTTATCTGTCAAAGCAATTGCGTGTTCCTCTGCCCTTGCTAATTTCTTCATTCCTTTAGCAGCTATGTTTTGTCTAACACTTCCTACCTGCCACACTTGATGTGCTGTCTTTATATTCCTGAAACTATTCAATGATCCTCTACCACCCAATGTTCCCCATATAATTGTAGGTGCTGTAGCCATATTGATACTATGAAATGCTACACGACTTGATAACAATAATGTATATCTCATCTGTGTCATAAACGCCAGAAAGTTATCAGCAAATTTCAAAGCATTATGCGGACCAGTCTTTGGTACCTTATACAAATGAGCCAATGCTTTCCTTACATTATTTACTGTAGTAGCCTGATCTTTCAATCCTATTACTTTCTTCTTGACAGTCTTACCAAATAATTTATTCTGTAACAGATCTAAAAATTCTGAATACATTCTATTGTTTAGTCCCATCTCCCAATTATGATGTCTACCTGTCAGCCTATCTAATTCAGATTTTCTTCTTTCATATAACTTTGCTAAACGTTCAAGTGATTCATCATCTTGGAATATCTGTCCCCATCTACCACCATACCAATCCACATCCGCAACTTCATTTAGTTTTTCTCTTTGTCT